CTGCCTATGCTGGGACGCCTCCAGATCATTACATCGTGGAGCCCAAGATTGACGGCGTTCGGGTAATTATTCGTGCAAATTCCAAAACAAAACAAGTGGCCTTCTTTTCCCGGAACGGCCTTAAATTCACTTCTTTAAATTGGTTGAAGCCAGCAGTTCTGAATCTAATAAGCAAGACAAGGGGCGACCTTATTTTGGACGGAGAAGTGGTTTCTGGGACATGTCAGCAGACGATTGCAGACCTGTTCAGAAAGAACCACAAAGCAAAGGCTGCCTCAATTTACTTATTTGACGTCATTAAGGACGAAGTCTGGAAGACTCGCCGACAGTGGATGGTTGAGAACCTGCAATTTAACGACGACATTAAGTTAGTCCTGCAATCGGAATTAAACGCTGACATTCCTTCGACTTATAAGAAGTTCCGGGCTCTGGGCTTTGAAGGGGCTGTGATTAAGGACGTTGAATCGGAATACTTTGGGGGGGAAGTTTCCGAGGCTTGGCAGAAGATGAAGGAGAAAGACACCTATGATCTGAAAATAGTGGGCTTCAGAGAGGGCAAGGTTCTCGAAACGCTGGGAAGCCTAGAGGTTTCCTTTAAGGGGAAGATTTACCCTGTTGGAGCAGGCTTTACAGCCAGCGAACGTGCGCACCTTTGGGCAACTCGCGACTCTCTCATAAGCAAGACAGTGGAAGTGGCCTGTCAGGAACTGACCAAGTCTGGAGCCATGAGGCATCCCACTTTTGTTAGAATTCGCCAAGACAAGTGATTCCCTTCCCGGGATGAGCATTAAGGATTGAGGCTGGAAGGGGGCTTAAAGGCCTCTGGCTTGCCTTTTACGGCGGTTTTGACTTCGGGGCAATGGTATGGGAGAGATACAAGACGAATGGTCTTTAGACGCAGCCTCAATTCTTCAGGAAGTGGGCAAGTCAGTGACCGTCCAGCATACGCCTAGTGGGACGCTAGTTCCCTTTTCTGTCATGATCTCGCCGCCCATGGTCGAGCAGGACTTAACGACTGGGGGCTTCCTCTACTCCACGTCCTATGACGTTAAATTTCTTCGGGCTGATACTGTCCTGAACCCTGGGGTTGTGGTTTATGGCAACCTAGTAAATTATAACGGCCTAGCGTTCCGAATTGTCGCAATTAACGACCGCCCACCCTCTGCGTGGATAATTGCAAGGGTCATGGCTAAAGCAGGACCTGCATAAGCTGTGGCTTTAAAAAGCAGGACAAACGTTAGCGTGGACGCAAGGGCGTTTCTGCTTCACTTGCGAGAATTCGCGCACGTTATGGGTCGGTCTTTGGGGGATGTAATTCAAGACCAAGCCGGCAAATTCTGTCGCGACATGATTAACTATACGCCGCCATATCCAGCAGGCCAGAAAGGGACGCCTAAGAACGGCGACACTTTGGCTGCAAAGGCTCATGGCGTGGACAATATAACAAGGTCGGTTTTCAAAATTTTACGCCCAATTGACCGAGCCAAAGCAAATCAAGTGGCTGATACGCATAACGTGGACGCTTTCAGGCTCTGGGCTGAAAACCATGGAAGTAAGAAACGTCCTCATTTGCTCAAATGGAAGCAATTTCAGCCCAAGTTTTCACGAGGCAATGACATTGCGTTTATTCGTGCCGGCGACTTGGACACTATCGAGCGTCTGCACTATAAAGCCCGGGATGACGGAGGCCATGGCAGGCTTAAATCTTTTTACCGCATGAAGGGGTCACCCCCCTTGGCCTTAGTCGAACGAGAAGATGACCTTAAAAAGTATATCAAACAACGTGCTTTGTCGGTGGGCAAATTAAAGTCCACTTGGTATTTTGCCGCCCAGAAGATAGGATCTAAAGAGAAGTTTCCTGCATGGGTTCAGAACGCTGGAGGAACCTCTGACGCAATTGGGGTCAACCAATTGGATACGCCCAACTTGCCAAGCGTCACCGTAGGCCATAGGAAAGGACGTCGAGGCATGGCAAAAGCAGCAGAAAACTTTATAGAAATTTCACGCAATTACCGAGCCTATGCCATGCGAGTTCAAATGGCTGCAAAAGTAAATAAAGAAGGAAACAGCGTCTGGCAAAGCACCTCGTTAAAGATGAAAGCCTACTTTACTTAATCAAATGACTACCCTCTACGGAATTCGCACGATTGCTGAGCAAAGCGTCTTGGCTTGGTTTAATGCCAACACAGCTTCTTTGCCTGGGGTTCAATTAGTCGTAGGCCAGACGGACGCACTTCGGTCTGTTCCCATTATAATTATTCACGCCGAGTCGGCACGTGCGCACCCAGATCTAGGAGGAACGCCTAACGGCAACTTTGAAATTACTGTAAAGATTTACGTCTATTCTTCAGCGGATGACTCCACGCTGGAACAGCACCGAGCCCGAGTCGAGGCCACGCAGGGAATCATGGAAGACTTTGCAAATCTTCAGGCCAATTGGACGCAGGGAACTTTATATTTCAGTCAGATTGTCTCTGACGACGAAGGGGTCGCCGACCGTCGCTATGGGAATGTCATTCAATACAGCCTAGTGGCTGTTTATCCACCTGCTTCCTAAGCTTTTGACTGCGTTGCAATTTTAAGAACATCACATGGCTACTCCACAGACATACGGTAATGCACAAGTTTGGGGTCTTTTAGATACCTCGTCTTTTGTCACTTTGCAGTCGGACGACATTAGCACCTCTGACGCAATCGCTGTTGAAGTCATGAACGAGACTGGCGTCGTCGCGACCCTTCGCATGGACGACCAACGTGATGAAATTTCTCTCACTGGGGTCTTAAAGCCAACGGTTAGTCTTCCTATTCCCTCGAATACGATCACTTACGCCGGGACTTCCTATATCATTACCAACGTGGAAAACGCAGGAACCAACAACGGTTTCCGTCGCGTGACCATTAAAGGTAAGAAATACCAAGGCATCACCACTTCGTAAGCCTTTGGGCTTACCGCCACCCATGGAGAATAGGTGGATTAAAGCAGCAACTCTTTTGCCACCTACCCTTAAGGTTTGTGGCAAACGACTTTTGCCTTTTTGCCTAAGGCATCGGGTGGCCTTAGAGTCAATCAATTCCCCAGTGCTTAACCCTGAGGCAAAAGTGACGCCTCGTGACCTCCTTTTCGCTGTTCGTATCTTATCCACGCATGACATGACCGAAACTCGAAAGCCTATGTCATTTAAGGAATCTTACCTGCTGGCTTTATATTCGGTTAACCAAGCCAAATTTCTATCTGAGATCCTCAAGTTAATGACTTATTTTAATGCTCAAAGCCTATGGCCTAGGTTCTGGGAGGCAGATAATAAAAGTGCGCCGTCTTCAATCCCATGGCCTTTAGTGGTTATAGCCAGCCTCGTTCGAAATGGCTGTTCCCTTGCAGAGGCGTGGTCAATGCCTGAAAGTGAAGCTGTCTGGCTGCACATTGCCCATAGCAAAGCCAACGGAGCAAAGGTTGAAGTGGTCAGTGATTTTGAATGGGATGCCATGCAAAAGTATCGTGCAGAAGAAGCCAAAAACCAAAAACAACCCCCTTCTCGAAACTAAAACATGAGCGACGACGTCAAAGTAAAATTCGGTGGAGATTTTAGTGATTTGTCCAAAGGAGCAAAGGAGGCAGCAGAGGCCGCCGGCGTCGCCATGACTTCTTCTTTCACCTCTTTCACTAGCAAACTTTCTGGATCTTTAATTTCTGCCATAGGCGTTGGAAGTGTCGCGACAACGCTGTTCAATAACATTCTAGGCAAATTCGAGCAGTTTAAGGAACTGGACACTATGAGCAGGAAGTTAGGCGTCAGTGCTGAAGACCTGCAACGTTTTGGGCGTATTGGAAAAGAGGCCGGCGTGGACATGGAAACGATGGGTCGAGGTATTGGATTTGCTAACAAATTTATTGGTGCAGCCCAATTGGGAGTAGAAGCAAATCGAGCAGCCTTAGAAAAACTGGGATTCACTCAGCAACAAATTAACTCAGGCTCCGTTAAAGCCACTGACCTGATTCTAGCGTTGGCAAAGTCTTATGAAGAAACCAAATCAGAGACTTTAATTGCAGCCCAAGCCCAGTCAGTTTTTGGGCGCACTGGGCTCGAAATGGTTGGCGTGATTAAGCAAGGCACTGAGGCCTTAAAAGAGCAAATGGCAGTAATGGCTAAATACTCGAACGAGGAAGTTAAGCGTGGGGCTGAAGTCCAAAAGCGTATAGAGTCTGGAAAGAAATTTTTTGAGTATCATTTTGGTGGAAAGCAGGCCGCGACAATTGGCTATTTAACAGAAGCTGTATCTGTGAATGAGATGCTACAAAAGGCTGGCGTTAACCTTGGCTTTTTAGGTTTAGGAAATGAAGGAGAATTGGCTGAGGACAAAGGTCGCATGAAAGAGATCACTGAAGACATGCTCTCTGAAGCAAAAAAAGCCGGGATGAGCCTAGAGTCTTTAAGCGACATTTTACATGACAAATCAGTCGAGATTTTGCGGACTTCTGGAGAGAGCAACTTTTATGAACAACTTTCAGGAGCCATTTATAACGCAGCCATGAAACAAGAGCAGGCTCCCAAGCCAAAGGAAACTCTAGAGACGATTCCTCCAGAGCCTGTCAAAGCTTTGGTGACTTCTTCTCTTCAATCAATTGGGGGCGGTGATGTGACTTCTGTCTTCGCTGGCATTGACTATCAAAAGACGACTGCTGAGCAAATGACCTTAGCAAATCAATACCTTCAAATGATTGCCACGAGCAACGGTCAATTCGTTGCAGCCATCAAAGCAACTCCAATTAACGCAGCAAAATAACACCATGGCACGATACTTTGGCGACGCATTAACAAGCCCAGGCCTTCAACAGCCCACTGGCTCACTGACGATTGACGCCTACGGACTTGCTCAGGCTCAATTGACTTTTGCTTTAGATACCTACAATTTGGCAAATTTAATTACGTCCATTACGACGTATCAAAGTGGAGTGGATTACCCTGAAGAATTGGGCTTCCCCATGATCTCGTATAAATACCACTATACGTTTGAAAAAGGGAACATAGCCATGTTGACAGTGGATTACATCGGTGTCTCTAATAGCAATGGATACACTGGAGCCCAAATCACTGGGGTAGCAAATACGCAAGCCCAGCCAATTGAAACGCACCCCAATTTTACGAAGATAACAAACAGTGCTATTTCGACCAACATTCTGGCAGGAACGCCCACTGGGACGAAATATAATAACGCAATCTTTACGCCAGTGGTCACTGCTGGGGGAACGACGCAGTATCCATTTGGTGGCTTTGGGGCTTCTAACGACGCAGACAATCCGAACAAAAAGGCCGGTGTGCGCCAGTATCTTCGCCCCA